GTCTAGCATAACAACACTTAAACTTGTCCAGTCAATATAATTATCTGTAGTTTGTAATTCTAAACTAGGGTTAAACAACACTAGTATTTGTTCTAATATCTGTAACTTCATATCAGTATTAGTTGACCAAATATCACAATTGAATGTTAGTTTATATGGTGTAGGCATTAAGCGTTCAACAGTATAGTTTTTACCTTCGTAATTTAAATACTCTTGACCATCTGCATCGTATGCACGTTCTCTAATATTAACCTTACTAACATAACTTGCATCACTTGTACGTTCTCGATCTAATTCCATACCTGTAATATGTACAGCAATCCGTGGCGCACTCGGTACTTTGTTTTCACTATTGTCACGTATAATGTTTGCAACTTGTCTAGTCAAATCACCGTATGTTACAGGAATCTGTGTTAAGTTTCCTTTACCGTCTTTAACAGAAAAGTTACTCATTAGTCTTACCATCTGTGTAACGTAGCGCCTTACTTGGCCGTCATAAAAATGTTCCATTAATTATCTGCCTTTGGACGTAGAGCCTTTGAAAGACTTTGTTTCTCTTTAACTGTTTCGCCACCAATTACTGATTCTTGGGTGTTATTAATAAATGTTGTTTTTTGTGTATTACGTGTATCAGTATTTGTAAGATCAACTCTAATACCGTCTTGTAATTTAATCCAACGGTTGCCGTCGTATTTAAATAATCTTTTAGGCATAAAGTCTGTCCTCATAAAGTAGTCTCCGTCTATCGGAGTAGTTGGAAAACTAATACCCATACCATATGGAGCACCATTGTTTCCTTCAACGCCGAGTAAATATCCTTGATACCCTGCTCTATCAGGACGTTGGCTTATAGCATCTGCTTCGATACCTATGTTACTTGCATCTATTTCTTCGCTATCAGCAGTCTGAAGTGCAACAGTTCCGTCATCATTAGTTGCTAGTGTATAGTAATGTCCTGTATCGTATCCTGATTTAGGTGCGTCTGCTTCTGCTTGGGCAACAACAGCATTATTAATTTGCATTTCTTTTTCGTATGTTGATAGCATATCTCGTAATGTGTCAGTTGAACCTTCCTCAGCAGGAAGATCAAGTATTTCTTTAAACTCTTGCGAATCAACTATTTGTTTTAGTTTTAGTCTATATAAGTGTGGATACCATGTAGGTGAAAATCCTTCACTTGCTCTGTTTACATCTTCTACAACGTAAAACCGTTTTAGTGCTACTTCGTGATCGTTAAGTGCATATTCGTCTTTTAAATGAGGAAGTTCAATTACGTCACCGCTTATAATCTTTCTACCCATAGTTTTTACACTACTTGTTATTGGTATTGTCATAAACAATGTATCGTTACTTAAGAACAATCCAAATTGACTCATATCAAAGTCTATATCTTGTACATTATAAATGCCTCGCATTGTATAAATGTCTGGATCATATTTTCGATCTCTATTTTCAAGGAATAACATATCTTGTATGTTAGTTGTTGCAACAGCATCATAGCGAGGCTGGTCCGCAGTTGCATCGGCTTCTTCAGGATTCTCAGGTCCGAGATACTTGTGTACGTGAATATCAGTTCCACCCACAGTAAACATTTCATGGATTTGCTTATCCATAAAATGAAAATCGTTACCTTTCTCCGGTTTATATAAACTTATTCTTGGCATACACATATTTATCGTTAGTAAGTCAATACGATAAATACTAATGGAGACTATAAACATGGCTGACCTAGCAACTAAAAAACAAGAGATTTATGATTATGTTTACGCACTATTAGGTGGCGGCATGATTGATGTTGAACTTGACCCTATTCATTATAAGACTGCCCTTGATAAAGCATTATCGAGATTTAGACAACGCAGTGATAATTCAGTTGAAGAATCATATGTGTTTATGCCCACAGTAGAAGATCAGAATACATATGTATTACCTGACAATGTAATCGAGGTTCGAAAGATATTTAGACGTTCAATTGGATCACGCTCAGGCGGCGGAGACGGCGGAACATTATTTGAACCATTTAACATGGCATATACAAATACTTATATGCTGTCAAGTTCAAACATGGGCGGATTAGCAACATATGATATGTTTAGTCAGTACCAAGAACTTGTAGGACGTATGTTTGGTTCATATATTGAATTCAAATGGAATACGGCTACAAAAGAACTAACAATGTTACAGCGTCCACGTACACAAGAAACATTGTTATTATTTGCATACAATTTTAGAGCAGATGAACAACTATTAAGTGACTACTTAGCAAGTCAGTGGATTAAAGACTATACACTTGCAACATGTAAATTTATGTTAGGTGAAGCACGTTCAAAGTTTGCACAAATTGCAGGACCACAAGGCGGATCAGCATTAAATGGAGATGCACTCAAAGCAGAAGCACAAGCCGAACTTGAAAAATTAGAACTAGAAGTTTCTCAACAAGTTGCTGGCGGAGCAGGATACGGCTTTTTAATTGGTTGACAAATCTTATGTTTGATAGTATTATTATACTATGCATTATGAGATTACACCTTTATTTTCAACACCCTTATTACAAGCAAATATTGGACCATTAGATCCAATAACGTTAGCATGGCTAAAACGCTTGGAGTGTCCACCTAGTACGGTTGCACAGTATGGTAATGAAGAAGAGTTACCTGAGACTGAACGAGGATTTAATATTCTTAATCATTCAAAATTACTAGGACTACAACAACTAATTAAACGTGCAGTAGATCATTTTGCATACACTACTTTAGATGTAGTTGACGATGTTGAGTTTAGATTAACTACTAGTTGGCTTAATAAAATGGATGTAGGTAGCGATATAGAGTTACACAATCACGCTAATGCTGTAATCAGCGGAGTATATTATCCCGAAGTTGGTCCAACAAGTAATTCAATTACATTTAAAAAGAATAGACAACATTTAAATAGTTTTCCTGAGCATGTACGTCCTAATACAAAAGGAAATTATAATCAATATTCAACAGGTTCATGGACTGTAAAACCTAATACAGGTGATGTAATAATATTCCCAAGCCATTTAGAACATGAGGTTGCTCGTAGTTTAGATAAACAAGATAGATACAGTTTGGCTTTTAATTACTTTCCAAAAGGAACTATAGGACAAAATTCAGTTAAGGTAAATTTATGAAATATCAAACAACTCCCTTATTTCCAATACCGTTATTTTTAGCAAAAATAGATGTATTAGATACTGCTAAAATTAAATGGTTAGAAAGTATGGAAATGCCATCTGAAGCAGTAGGGCACGACCATACTGCTGACAAGTATATTTTAAATCAACCTAGACTAGCAAAATTAAAAGCACAAATACAAGAAGCATGTAATGTGTTTGTAAAAGATGAATTAAAGGTAACTGATGAAGTTGAATTCGTTTTAGAAAATTCTTGGTTAAATCGACACACGCAGGGCCAACATAGTGTATCACATTGGCATAGTAATGCAATGATTAGCGGAGTATACTATATACAATCTAACGATACTTCAGGAGACATTGTTTTTAATAAATCACATTTGTATACAAACTTATTTACTGATACTGTTAGAGTAAGTTATAGTGACACATCAATGTATACTACATCTGAGTTTTTTATCACTCCAGAACCTGGTGACGTTGTTATGTTTCCGAGTCATTTAGAACATCGAGTTCTTGAAAATTTATCAAACATGCCACGCTACAGTTTGGCTTTTAACTTTTTTGCTCGCGGCACTGTAGGCGGCGGCACCTGTGGACTTAAAATATGATTATAGGAATTTGTGGGCTTATCGGTTGCGGTAAAGGAACTGTTGCAGATATGCTAGTAGAAGATTATGGTTTTGAAAAGTTATCATTTGCTGATAAACTAAAAGACGGAGTTGCTACTGTGTTTGGTTGGGACCGTGCAATGTTAGAAGGTGATACTCCAGAATCTAGAGACTGGAGAGAAACACAAGACACGTTTTGGACAAAGGAAACTGGCCGTACTATTACGCCTAGACTAGTATTACAAGAATTTGGCACTGATTGCATGAGACATGGATTTGACGACGGTGTATGGGTAAGTTCTGTAAAACAAATATTAATTAATAACCCTTCAAAAAACTATGTTATTCCTGACGTAAGATTTCCTAATGAAGCACGTATGATTTCTAATCTAAATGGTTATGTATGGCGTGTTAGAAGAGGCCAAGATCCAGTATGGATGCGTATGTATCAAGACATTGGCGTAGAACCAAAAGATGTACACGAGTCAGAATGGCGTTGGGCCAACGTTGACTTTAGTACTGTAATACATAATGACTTAGGATTAGAAGAACTTAAAAGTCAGGTAAAAGATCACCTTGTTTCCACTTCACCCCTTGCTTTTGCATAATGCGTTGACAGTTAGCACAGATAGTTTTTAAGTTTAAAACTGATGCATTGTCTAAGTTTCCATCAATGTGATAAACATCAAATTGTTCTTGGTGTATACTCTTATAGTTACACTTCTCACAAAAGTCTTTTTTAACATAACCTCTTTGTTTCCATTTAGGTATGCCGTGACTAACTCCGTGCTTTAAACATACTTCACATTTCTTGCGATAATATGTTTTACCATTCTTTTTGTAATTAATGGCCGCAGGTCTTTGTTTGCATTGGCATAAAGGTCTCATATTGTATTTACCTCACCTTTATCGCCCCTTTTTTCCTGGTGATATATACCCTATTAATTTCATTCTGCATAAATACTACGAACACTTTTATTAAGGAGAACGAAATGGCATTATCATCACCAGGTGTTGAGGTTAAAGTAATAGACGAAAGTTTTTACACGCCCAGCGAACCAGGCACCGTACCTATGATTTTTGTTGCCACTGCCCAGGATAAAACCAATGGGGCAGGTACAGGCACAGCCCCTGGTACAACAGCGGCAAACGCAGGTAAACCTTACTTGGTTACCTCACAAAGAGATTTAGTAGAAACATTCGGCGAACCAAAGTTTTATTCGGATTCAAATAATAATCCAATACATGCTGGCGAGTTAAACGAATATGGTCTACAAGCGGCTTACTCATTATTAGGCGTAAGCAACAGAGCATACATTGTTAGAGCAGGAATTGATCTTGCAGGACTAACTGCATCTGCAAATGCACCAACAAGTGCTCCAGCAGACGGAACATATTGGGTAGATACAGCAACTACTATATATGGCACATTTGCATGGAATGCGGCGGCGGCTTCAACAGTAGGTGGACAATCATTTACTTATAAGACACCGACTGTAATTACATCATTAACACAACTAGTTGGCGGAGTTGCTTCAGGCGCACCTAAAACATCAGTTGGTGCAGTTGGTGATTATGCTGTAACAGCGGCAAGCACACTACAGAAACTTTATTATAAGAATGAAAGTGGTGCATGGGTTGAGGTAGGTTCAACTGCTTGGAAAGCAAGTTGGTCTACAGTATCAGGTACAGCAGGCGCAACAACTACTAGTGGTAAGAGTCTAACAATTAACTCTACTACAGTTACAGCAAACGCAACAGACGCAACAGCATTAGCGGCAGTAATTAACGGCTTGAGTATTTCAGGTGTTACTGCAAGTGTTGAAGCGGCAAACGATATACTAAGATTACATTCAACAGGTGCAAATATTGTACTAGCAGAAGGCACAGGCGCAATGGGCGACATGGGTCTTGTAGCAGGAACATATGCGGCTCCAGCGTTGAATATCGCACCACATACAAGTGTTCCCGAGTTTGGTGCAAGCGATTCGACTCCACGTCCAACAGGCAGTGTTTGGATGAAAACTACTACACCTAACAAAGGTGCTAAATGGTCAATCAAAGCATGGAATAGTGCAACAGCATTATGGGATGCTAAAGATGTTCCAATTCATGCTACGCCACAAGCGGCATTAGCATCACTTGATAAAGCAGGAGGCGGCGCTAACTTAGGTACTGCATCACTTTATGTTAAGTCAAATGACGCAGAAGCAACTGACGTAGTAGCAAACTTTAAAGTGTACAAGCGTAATTCAACAGGCGCAACAACAGTTACTTCGAGTATTGTTAGTACACAAGCATCAAGCGGTACAGCATCATTTACACTTTCAGAGTCAATTGTTGGAAGTGCTAACATGACAACACCTGT